ACTGAGGTAGGGTGGTCTAAGATGGTGTGGGATGGGGTTTTACCCACGCTAACTACCACGGAAAGAAATGCCCTCAGCTCTCCCAGTAATGGGACCATGATTTACAACAGCACCACTCACAAGGGCCAAATACGGGCCAATGGCTCGTGGGTAGATCTACACTAAAAAATGGCTAAGAATAGAAATAGATTTCGATTTCCCACAGGAAAAGGCTTCCTGGGGGAAAATAATACCGACGCCGAAACGACGAACACCTTTGGCGTTGGGTCATTAAGTCTACTTAGGAATTACCACATCGATGGCCATGGCGCCCTCTTAAAGCGTCAGGGGTGGGAAGAGTATACCTCTAATGCGGTGAATGGAACCAGTGGAATCCAGGGGCTGGGGGTAATGGACTTTGGCACTCCCTACCTCTTGGCGGTGAGTGGTGACGAAGTGAACAAGATGGTTGCTGGAACCCCGGCAACATGGACCGACATAACGGGTAGCGTTACGGTTAATTCTGGCGATAACTACCAACATCGATTTTGCACCTTCCATGATGGGACTAATGGCAATATTATCGCCACCGATGGCGTGGGCAATCCTTGGAAGTGGAATGGCTCTGGTAATATATCAGCCCTCGCATTAACCCGTGCAGGGGACATGCAGTCCTTTAAGACGCACGTCTTTGCAATTAATACCCCTGATAGGCCTACGGCCATACGATACTCCGACACTGGAGACCCTACCACATGGCCTTCTGACAACATCTTTGATTGCACACGCGATTCGGTTGGCGTGGGCTTTGCCCTTCATGGCACCGAGACGTTGCTGGCTTTCTACCGAGGATCAACCTACCGGATAAACTTCGATTATGGGGGTGCTGGCGCCCTCACCTCTTTTTTCACATCGCAACTGGTAGATGGCTCAGTGGGGTGTGCGGCAAGGGGATCCATTGTCACTTCGCGTGGCCGCACCTACTTCATTGACGATCAGGGCGTTTACGTGATCGAAGACCCCTCGCGTCCCGCCCGTTACATCAGTAGGCCGATGGAGGGCTTCTGGTCAACGATAAATAAGTCTCGGTTAAAGTATGCGTGGGGCTTTGAGCGGGGAGAGCCCTGGAATGAGATCGTATTCCTACTATCCTCTGGCGGCTCAAGCCAAAACGACATCGCACTGGTCTACAATACATCAATAGCCGAATATGCGGGGATTGAAAACGCATGGTCGGTATTTGAGGCGCTGGGGAATAATCTAAACTTCAACGTGGGCACTAACTATGTAGACTCGACGGGAAAGCACTATACGCTATTGGGCGATTACAACTCAAAGGTAGTAAAGGCGTGGGGCCACGAGCGTAACACGACCAGCTTTACAGACGATACGACGGCGATAACCTCCGTGGCTCAGACAGGATTTGTCGACATGGGGTATGATGGGGTGAAATCCATCCGCGAAGCGTGGTTGGATATGAGTGTCGAGTCAAAACATTCATTTTCAGTCAAGGTCGATGGTGTTGAGGGTAGGCTCTCAACTAATGCAATTTTAGACTTGGGATCTGAAACGGGCACAATAGGCTATGACTTTGTTCTCGACACTTCGGTATTGGCCAGCGGGGGAATAGCGAATGCGGCATTTAAGCTGACGGGTAATAGTCGATATTTTCGCTTTCGCTTGGAAGAAAATGACATAACGAAGCCGCAACGCATAGAATCGCTGCACTTCCTTTACGTGCCCAAGGGCATGAGGATTCGATAATGGCACTGGGTAGCAATAAAAAAAGAAAACAGCAGATAGGGTCATTGGGACTCGGCGCCCACACAGAGCAGTATGTCCAACGGGCCTATGATCAATATGCAAAGCCCTACACCCAGGAATTTGAGAAGCTGGGGGAGGCCACTAAAAAGGAGGCTCTTGCAAAGGGCCTTTACCTGAGTGGCGATTATGGCAAGGCGCTGGGCAACAACCTTGAAGACTATAGCCGTAAAGTGGCTGAAAATGTCGTTATGCCCATGGCCCGTGAGGGGATGCAGATGGGCCTCCAGGCAGAGCAGCTCAACCTGCAGGAGCGCTCGCAGACAGAGCAAGAGCGTGCGGCTCGCGTGGGTGAGCGCTTCCAGGCGGCTGGGCTAACAGGGTTATATGGCGGCGGGGCGGCTGACATACGCTCGCTGGGCCTAAACCCGAATGATGTTAGCAACTTCCTTACCAGGGACCAGATGGGCAGGGCTACTGCCGCCGAGAAAGCGACGTGGGAGCGCCGAGTCAATGATGCGTTTGTCGCGCAGACCGGACGGGCCCTTGGTGAGGGTGAGTTCAATGCGATCATGGGCGGGGGCACGATTGCCACCGCAGGGACGCAGACGCTGGGGGCACGGGCCGCTGCGGAGCAGGAACGCGCTGCACTGGCAGGAGAGACGATTGCGACCGCTGCCCAGACAGAGGTGGGGCGTGCAAACCTTGCACAGGAGACGGAGGCGAGCCGCGCAGCTAAGGCCCGTGAAGCCGTTGCCGCTGGCTCCCTCTCAGAGCAGATTCGAGCTGCCACATCGCAAGAAGCAATAACAGTAGCAGATAGGGCAGAGCGGGGGCGCCAGTTCGATGCCAATCAACGCCAGAGCCAACAGCAGTTCTTGACCGAGATGACAGGCCGTGTGAGTGGCCCCATGGTAGCGCAAAACTTTGGCGTCACAGATGAAGCTCTTGGACTGATTCTCAAGTCGGATGGTGGCATTAATTACGAAGCGTGGTTTCCTGTTGCGGAAATGATAATGAGCAACGCAGCGACCCAGGGCGTCTACCTTACAACAAATATGGTCATGGAGATGACTAAGGGGAATGAGGTCGATGTCACGGGGGCCCCCACCCTCGACACGCAGCGACTAACAGACCAGCGCGAGCAGTTCGATGCGTCATTAGCGCAAAACCTGACGCTGAGCGACGCAGATCGCGCTGAGCAGTCGCGCCAGTTTAACGTGGATACGATGCGGCGCCAGATTGAATATACGACCGACGTGACGGGTAAGTATGGGGCGGGTAGTGTTTCGGCAGACCTCTTAGGCATCGACACCGACAGCTTCTTAGTCCCAGGAGAAGACGGGGGCTTTGCCCTCGACTCCCAGGGCCAGCCCCAGATCGACTACGAAAAAAGGGCCATGGCAGAAGAGGACCTGAGGGGCGTGGTCGAGGCGGCTGGCTTGGACCTTTCAGATGGCCAGTTGAGGGGGATCTTGGACGGTGACACGATCACAGTTAGTGGGATGCCTACAATAGCAGGGCGTCAAGCCGCACAGGCCGAAGCGCAAGCCCTTCACTCCCGTAGGATGGACAGGGCGGCGATGAATCTGGAAGAGGACCAGCAGGAACTCAACGAAGCTATTACTCGCGCCCAGCAGTCGGGGACATACACAGATCCCGCTACGGGCAAGTCGATGAATACGCTCGAACAGGATCGCCTCAACCTCGACAGGCAGTCGAGGATGCTTGAGTTGACGGGGCAAGTAGACGGCAAAGATGACGATGGGAAGTTTATTTCCTCGCTTGCAGCCGTAGCTCAGGGCAAGCAACTGACGTGGGAAGAGGAACGTCGCGACATAGAAAATGCCATCGCACGGGCAGAGCAAAGTGGGTCCTTCACTGATCCAGAGACATCTCTGACCTCCGATACGCTTAAGAAGCAGTTGCAGAATGCTAACATCAGAATACAAGATGCAAATCTCGACTTTGCACGCGAGCAGGAGCACGCACGCCAGAGGGATCGTTTTGCCGAGATAACGGGGACGTATAAGCCTGGAGAGGTCTCGCTGGAGGTACTGGGCATCCCAGATGACATCTGGAACGACGATGGCACATTGGACTTCGCGCTCCGAGATGAGAATGGTAATGAGGTAATAAACTCGCAGGGCGAAGTTGCAATCGACTACAAGAAGCGTAGCGAGACTCAGGCCACGATAGCGAATAATGCTGCCAGGATGTTGGGGCGCGATCCTACGATTGTTGAGATCCACGCCCTGATGCGCGGTGAGTCGCTTTCATTGGGCGATCCCATCGATACCCTGGCCAAGCTCGCTCAGGAGGCTGGCTTTACGGGTAAGTACGACCAGAGTGACACCTTGGCCATGAAGCAGCAAACCTTGGCTCAGGAGCGGCAAGATCTTGACGAGGCCATTACTCGCGCTCAGCAGTCGGGGACTTATGTGGATCCAGTGACAAATAAGCCTATGGACACCCTCGAACAGAGGCGCGTTGAGCTGGCTGAGGCCCAGGTCACAGGGGAGTATGGAGATGACGATAAGGCAACCTTGGCCGCGAAGGCCCAAGCGGAGGTAGAGCGTGTAAACCTTGAGCAGGAAAAGCTTGCCAAGCGCGTGCAGGACCTTGACGAAGCTATTACTCGTGCTGAGCAGTCGGGGACTTACATAGATCCTGTTAGTAATTATCCAATGGAAACGCTTGAGAAGCAGCGCACTGAGCTTGAGGCTGATCGCGTTGCTCTGGCGGAGGCTCAGATCACGGGTAAGTATGGGGATGACAAAGATCCAACCTTAGATGCTGTCATACAAAGAGCGCAGCTCACAGGCTTCTTTGGGGAGGGTGATGATGCAAAGGCCACCCTGGCAGGGAACCGCGCCACTTTAGACGCAGAGATCGCCAAGCGCGTGCAAGCGCTTAATGAGCAGTCCACAGCCTTTTCCCAGGACATGGAGATGGTCCGAGAGAAAGGTTTTTGGGAGATCGGTAAGAGTGGTAACGTATCCGCAAGCGACCTTGGAATCGACACAACCTACACTGCGTCGCTGAAGAATATGGGAGACCTCTTAGGGTCTTACGAGGCCTCGCGCCTGAAGAGTGTGTATCGCGAGCTGGCTGGTGAAGACCTGAGCGACATGGAGGTAGTAAACATGCTACAGGGCGGTGGCAAGAGGCTATCGTCTCCCATCCAGATCCAGACGTTAGCAGCGCGTAGCGAGGCTAATCGTGAAGAGATGGAGCGTGGCCAGTTATTTGGAACGCTGGGAGGCATGAAGACAGAGGCCGCACGTCAGTTCGATGAGAACCTTGCAGATCGTAAGAATATAACGACAGCAGATGTGGCCCGTATCAATGCAGATGTGAGCCGTGCCGACAAGGAGCTGGAGGCTCAGATCACGCAGTGGGTGTCACAAACAAATCTTGACATAGCATCAGTTACGGGTCAGTTCGGCATAAGCGGTCAGTTGACAGCAGCGGATCTGGGCATAACGATCAGCGGTGATGTTGACTATCAATCCGTATCCGAGCAAATGGAAAAAGATGGCCCAGCAATGTCGGAGTCTTTTAAGACGATCTACGGACGAGAGCCGAGCGATAGTGAGATGAGTAGGCTATTTAGGGGTCTGCCAGTGGCCGTTGAGGCAACGCCAACCCTTCAGGCACGTCAGCTCTCTCAGCTCATCAGCTCGCAGTCGATGGAGCGAGCCAATGACATGGCTAAGTTTGCAGAGCAGCACGACTTGGCACGAGATGAGTTTGACGAGATGTCGACTCAATACGACGAAGAGCATAGTCGGCTCTTGGACCAGATGGCGGATCAGTTCACCATGGACCGGATGCAATTCTCCTTAGCTCGTCAAGATCTCGAAGCCAACCATACGGGTAAGTGGGGATACAGTGGTCAGATCACAGCTCAAGACATTGGTTTCTCGACGGAGGTATATGCAAACTTGCCCGTTGGAGACCCAAAGAAGAGAGAATATGCCAATAGCTTAATGGAGACCTATAAGTCGGTTCAGGGGGAGGATCTTCCAGGGGGCTTGACGAAGGCATATCAACTCTTAGCTGGCACGGCTACGCTTGAGGTAGACAGTGCATGGACGCAAACTGCCAAAGATTCGGCGCGTAAATTTGGCTTGGACGAGCGCCAGTTCCTTCAAGCGAATGAGCAATTTCAAAGCACCTTTGATGAGTCCAACAGACAGGCTTGGATGCAGATAAAGGGGTATGAGGGGGATAGCGCAGAGACTGCTAAGGAGATGACCCAGGGTTATAGGGCTTGGTCTACTGCTCAAAGTAGTCTTGAAG